AGAAGACTCAGATTCTGGCTGAGTTGACCTTGGAAGTCCGTAACGAGGCTGCCCACGGTATCGCTGCTGATTTGGCTGTTGCCTAATCTAAATGGGGGGCTAATCACCCCCCTTTTTTTATGAAACTAGTCGCAGATAACGCTGGTAAACAAACACTCTTTCACTCGATTGACGGTCAGGACGTTTTAGAAGTCAGACAAGACGTTTCACAGATCATCGAGCAGAATAAAGCCCAATACAACGCCATTGACGAACGAGCGAAGTGGGGCGAACTGACAAAAATTGCTTCTCTCCCCATGGTAGTCATTGATGACCTTAACAAAAAGGGCATAATGCGAGGGTTTGCGGTTATGGACCAACGAGGCTTTAAGGCTTTCTTGAATGATCCAGATAACCGTTTCTTCAGAACCCGACCAGGAGAAGTATGAATATTGCAATCTGTGTTCCCTGCCGTGATACCGTCATGGCTGGCTTTGCTTTTGACTTAGCCAAACTCTGTGCCTTTGATGGTGTCACTCGATGCTCTAAAGGCGGTTCCCTGCGGATTTATCAAATGCCTGGGACACTAATATTCAACCAACGACAAAAACTCGCTGAGACTGCTTTAGCTGACGGTGCTGACGCGATTCTCTGGATTGATTCGGACATGAGATTCCCGAAAGATTCACTCCAGATCATGTTAAGCCGCGAAGTCCCGATTGTTGGTGTGAACGCAACGACTCGAAGAAAGCCTGTTGAGCCGACAGCACTTGATGCTGATGAGAAGACGAATCAACTTGTAAAGGTTTTCTCGAAGGGTAAAGAGGGTCTAGAGCAGATTGTTGGTGTTGGATTTGGAATGGTGTTAACCAGAAAAGAGGCTTTCAATTTACCCAAGCCTTGGTTTTGGTTTGAGACAACGGCAAAAGGTGGTTTAGTTGGTGAAGACATTTATTTTTGCGCGAAGGCGTGGGATAATGGGATACCAACATACGTTGACCATGAATTGTCGATGCACATCCGGCACATAGGAACGTATGAGTATGGATGGGATGATCTATGATTTCAACATATTCAGATTTGAAGACAGCGATTGCTAATTACTTGGCAAGGACTGACCTCACAGATCAAATTCCCGACTTCATTCGTTTCGCAGAGATTCGCCTGCGCCGTGAGTTGCGAATCCGTCAGATGTTGAAGACTGTGACCACTTCCACGACTGGAGGGGATTCGACTGTTGAACTGCCGACAGACTTCCTTGAGGTGCGGGATTTTGTTGTCGACACGAATCCGATTCAGCCTTTGACCTACTCCAGTCCTTCGACATTCTCTCGGAACTCACGCCGTACAGAGAGTGGCAAGCCGATTGATTACACAATCATGGCTCTGGAGTTTGAACTCGCTCCGACTCCAGATAGCAATTACACGCTTGAACTGCTGTATTTTGCTGCACCGACTTATCTGAGTGACTCCAATACGAGTAACGTTTTCATGGCAAACGCGCCTGACGCTTTGCTGTACGCATCTCTTTTGGAGGCAGAGCCTTACATCATGAACGATGCAAGGATTCAGACTTGGGGGTCTATGTACAACCGAGCAATCGAAACGCTGAATATCTCCGACCAACAAGGTCAATATTCTGGCGTCCCTCTCGCAATGAAAGTTTCACTGAGGTAAATCATGGCAGAAATGAGCAATTATTTAGAGACTGCGCTGATTAACGCAACTCTGAGAAATACATCCTACACAAGCCCGTCAACGGTTTATGTCGCACTTTATACGAGTGACCCGACTGATGCGGATACCGGAACTGAAGTTTCTGGTACTTCATATGCTCGTCAATCGGTGACGTTTGGTTCTCCTTCCAATGGAGTCACGACCAACTCTGCCGCTGTTGAGTTCCCGCAAGCTGGTGGCTCTTGGGGTACTGTGACGCACATCGGAATCCGTGATGCTTCTACATCTGGAAACCTGCTGTATCACACTGCCTTGGATGCTTCTAAGGCGATTGCAACTGGTGATGTGTTTCGCATCGCTTCTGGCTCACTAAGCGTAACACTCGCGTGAGATGGCTGACCTTCTCCCACCGTGGACACTTGACTCTCTTGATAACTTAAAAGCGAGTCTTGATGACCTGACGCTTTCGTTAGACAGTGCTCTTTACGAAACGTCTGTCACGCTGTGGGATGCTTACGGATCGGTCAATGCGACTGCATCCGTAAGTTCTGGTTCTAGTGTTATTTTCGCCGGATCAGGGTCTATATCCTGTTCGGCATCGGTTTCATGTGCTGCTCAGATTGTTAAAGACGCATCTGCAAGCATCACTTGTCAAGCCACCGTAATCGCAGATGCAACCAGGGTTCTTTCTGGTTCTGCCTCAATTACGGCTCAAGCTGATGTAAGCGCATCGGCTCAGATCGTCAAAGACGCTGCTGCCGCAATATCCTGTTCTGCAACCTTTACTGGAAATGGTGGGTTGCTTCTCGCAGGAGATGCCTCGATTACCGCAAGCGCAACTGTCACTGCCCAGGCAATCCGAGTCAGGGAAGCAGTCGCAGATATTTCAGCATCTGCAAGCGTTTCTTGTGAGGCGATAAGGGTAAGAGATGCGTTGGCAGAAATAAACGCTCTGGCGACTGTTGAAGCCTACGCAATCGCCACTTGGAATGGTGTTGGGTCTGTGGTTTGTCTGTCTACCGTAGTTTGCGATGGCAAACGGATGGGGGATAATTGGTCAGACGTTCCAGAGAGCGATGACACATGGGTTACTGCGACAATTTCCGACAATGATTGGACTGAAATATCTGTGAGCGTAAACACATGGACGCCTAATGGAACTGGGTCGAATACATGGACAAGCCAAGCTCAAAACAGCAATGTTTGGCTTTTGCAGGGGTAAATGATGGCAACACAACGAATCCAACTGACTGAATGGCTACCTGACCAGCCTGGTATCTCTGGTGCTTTGACAGACGCTAAGAATGTCGTTTCTCAAGCGATTGGTTATGGTCCTTTTCCTTCTGCCACGACCTTCTCTCAAAACGCTGCTGAGAATCTGGTCGCTTTGTATGGTGCTCGTCAACCAGACGGAGACACGAAACTCTTTGTTGCTGGAACGACCAAACTCTACACTTGCTCTGGTGTCGGTGTGATGACTGATGTTTCCAACTTCACTGGGACTTATTCTCAGTCTGGTACGACAACTCTGACCGTTACATCTACCGGACACAAACTGAAAACCGGAGATTCTGTCTACCTGGATTTCACAAGTGGAACCGCTACGGACGGGACTTTCTCCGTCACTTATGTGGATGCAAACACTTTCACGGTAACGACCACTTCAGCGACAACGTCAGGAAACGTCACGATCAAGGTTTCTGCAACTGACTACACCACGCCGGATGGGTCGCGGTTTCGCTTCACTCAATTTGGTTTGTCGATCATCGCAACGAACAACTCTCAGCGTCTTCAACGATGGACCCTTGGGAGTTCTACAAAGTTTCATAATCTGTCTGATTCCGCACCGATTGCAAAGTTCATTACGGTTGTCCGTGACTTCGTGGTGGTGGCGAATACGAAGGAAAGTGGAGAACAGAAACAGTATCGAGTTCGCTGGAGTGCTCTGAATGACGAGAACGACTGGGTTGAGAACGTAAACACTCAGTCAGACTACCAGGACATTCCTGACGGCGGACAGATTGTGGGCATCCGAGGCGGTGAGTTTGGTCTAATCCTTTTGGAGAGGGCTATTCACCGGATGAGTTATGTTGGGACTCCGTTTATCTTCCAATTCGACAACATCTCTCGTAATAAGGGATGTATCGCCTCGGGGTCTATCGCTCAATACCAGGGGATTACGTTCTTCTTGTCGGATGACGGTTTCTATATGTGCGATGGCCAACAAGTCACGCCCATTGGTGCTGAGAAGATTGATCGATTTTTCTTTAATGACGCATCTGAGTTTGATTTTGGCTCAATGTCTGCTGCCGTTGATCCTATTCGCAAGTTGGTGATTTGGAACTACAAAGGGATTGATGGCAATCGGCATTTGATTATCTATAACTTCGCCACGAAGAAATGGACATATGCTGATTCTGGAACTGATTTCTTGTCTGAGGCGTCTACTTCTTCTGTGACTTTGGAAGAACTGGATACTCTGAGTGGTTCTATTGATGCTTTGAAGATTTCGCTTGATTCTGTGATGTTTATGGGTGGTAAATACTTCCTTGGTGGGACTAAGGGAGTCAATGTTTATACCTTCACAGGATCGAATCTGACGGGTCGGATTGCCACTGGAGACTTGGGTGGACAAGGGCGCTCTGTGATGACTTTGGTTCGTCCTCAAGTGGACAACGGATCGGCTGATGTGGCTGTGTCTTCTCGGACTCTTTTGAGTGAGCAGGTCTTGTTTGGAGACGCTGTTGCTGCGAGTTCTGAGAATCGGGTTTCTCTGAGAAGTTCAGGAAACTACCATCGAGTCCAATTAAACCCTACGGGTGACAACTGGAAAAACGCATCAGCGATTGATGTGGACATTGTCCCGCAGGGAGTTCGATAATGGCTTTTCGGACACTTCCAGTCTTTGGTGCTGACCTTAGAGGTATCTCTGAGGTTGTCCGAGGCATCATGGATGGAAAGACGAACAACACCGGACGGATAACTCTTTCTACGGGTAACGCCACGACAACAACGATTGATGACTATCGTATTGGCGCGGATAGCGTGATTATTCTCGTACCGGACTCTGAGGCGGCTTATGAGGATTCAGCTCCTTACGGGGCTTTTCAAGACTCCACCAACCAGACTGCGGCAAACACAACAACTGTTTATCCAATGACGTTTAACACGACTGATTACTCCAATGGAGTATCGGTGGTAAGTAACTCTCGACTGACTGTTAAGAACTACGGGATTTATAACCTTCAGTTTAGTGCTCAACTGGTAAACACAAACTCCTCAATTCACGACATGGATATTTGGTTCAGGAAAAACGGAACCAATGTACCTGCGTCTAATAGTCGGTATTCTGTCCCCAATTCCCACGGTGGAGTGGATGGGCACACGATTGCTGCTCTGAATTACTATATTGAACTTAACGCCAATGATTATGTAGAGATCATGTGGGCAACGGATAACACGGCTGTGAGTATTCAACAGTTACCGACTAGAACAAGCCCAGACACTCCGTCAACCCCGTCTGTGATTGCAACAATGCAGTATGTGGCTCCGGCTGCGTCAACGAATGTATATGTAACCGCAAAGGGTAAGGGTACTGCTACCTTAACACATTATGCAAACAACACAGCAGATAAAACCTATGCTTACATCATTGTTGGCTAGTATAATTGGCTCCGTGGATGACCCGTCACGGAGTCCTTTCTGAAAGGAAAAGAAATGGCTACCGAAACCGCAACATCTACACAAACAACCGCGATTGATCCGGCGATCCAACCTTACTTGGGTTTTGGTCTTGAGGAAGCTCGCCGTTTATACGAAACTGGCGGTCCGAAGTATTACGAAGGTCAGACTTATGTCGGTCCTTCTCAAGCGACCCAGACTGCTCTGCAACAACTTCAGCAACGCGCTGCCGCTGGTAGTCCTCTCGTTTCTGCTGCCCAACAACAAACCTTGGGAACTGTCCAGGGTGATTATCTTGGTGGCAATCCTTTCTTTCAGGGTGCGTTTCAACCTGCTGCACAAGCGGCTCGTCAGACATTTGAGAGTACTCTAGGGGACATTGGTTCTAAAGCCTCTCTAGCGGGTCGGTATGGCTCTGGTGCGATGGGTAATCTGCAACAACAGGCCGCAGGGCAATTCGCTCAGAAACTGACGGATACTGCTGGACAACTCGCTTATCAGAACTACGCCCAAGAACGCGCCCGACAGCAAACGGCTACGGCAATGGCTCCCGAGATGGCTCAAGCTGACTACGCTGACATTCAAAGGATGTTGGCTGCTGGTCAACTTGGTGAGGGCTATCAAGGTCAAGCGCTCCAGGCTGACATAAATCGTTTCAACTATGGTCAGCAACTTCCCCAACAACAGCTAAACACATATCTGAATCAGGTATATGGTTTCCCTGCTAGCAAGACCACAACAAGTCAGACTCCGTACTACACGAATCCTCTGGCGACAACGCTTGGAACTGGTTTGCTCGGTGTGAATCTGTTGACTCAAGCAAACAAGTTGACAAATGGTGGCGTAAGTAACGCAATTCAGTCTGGCTTGAATTGGCTTACTAATCCTGGTTTTAATACTAGCGGTTTGCAAAATGCTGCTGGCGTTAATTTCCTGACTGGTGACAATTACGGTTAAGGACTAACATGGCACTACTAGACATTTTTGGCGACACGCCTTCTTACTATGGTGGTCTTTTAGGCGAGGAAGAACTCCAACGCGCCAAAGACTACGCTCAACAGCAAGCATTGCAAAACTCAGCAATGGCACTCCTTCAGGCTGGCGCGCCGAGTCGCACTCCTGGCGGTGGTGCATTGGCTATCGCGCAGGGTCTTCAGATGGGTCAGCAGGCTTATAAACAAGCCATGAACGAATCTCTAAAAGATCGTATGACTCAATTCCAGATTCAAGACATGATGCAAAAACGTGCTGAAGAACAAGCAGCGCGTCAGCAACAAGCCCAAGCACAGCGAATCTTGCAGTCTGCCTATCGTCCTGAACAGGGCATGATTGGTCAAACTCCTTCTGAGGTTTTGCGCGATGAGGAAGGCAATCTAATGCCTGATGCTAACGTGCGTCCGGCAGGGTTGGATTTGCAAGCCGCATTGCCTGCTCTGAGGGCTTTGGGTCCGGCAGGAACTAAGACTCTGACTGAACAACTTGGCATTGAGAAGACTCTGGCTGATTTGGCTAAGTCTCAACGTCCTGAAGGATTTACTTTGGGCGAGGGTCAGGTTCGATATGAGGTCAATCCTCAAGGTCAACTGGTTCAGGTTGCAACTGGTTCTCCGAAACAAGAACAAGTCGCTGGTGACGTTCGTGAAGCCATGCAAGTTCTTGGGATTATGAAGCCTATTGGTGACTTGAACGCAATGGATCGCAAGCAGATTCAGGGATACATTGATCGCAAAGATGCACTCAAGGCTCCTAAAGTTGCTGTGGATTTGAAAGACCCGACTGCTGTTGCCAAGGCATCTCTGGATGTGATGAACAAGTGGGAAAACGTCCTGAAAGACAGTGGCGCGGTTGAGGTTGCAAACCGTTATCGTGCATTGCAGTCTGCGGTTAGCCAAGCCCAACAAGGCAACGCAAACGCTGATGGTGCAATCATTTACAACGTGGGCAAGATTTACGATCCTTCTGGCGCTGTGCAAGAGGGTGACAAGGCAACGATTTTGGGTAATCGTTCAATCCCAGAGCAAGTTAAGGCTTATGCACAGCGTGTGTTCAAGGGTGGTTCATTGACAACTGCCGAACGAGAAAATCTCTTGACGATTGCTGAAAACATTGCAAAAGAGCGTCAATCTCAACTTGCTCCACAACGTCAAAACTATCAAAGACTGACAACCCAACTGGGCGGTGATGTTGCAAATATTACCGACCCGTTTGCGGCTGCTTTGTCTAAAATACCCGAAGTGAAAGCACAACCTACTGATGTACGTTCTTTGGCTCTCGAAGAACTAAAACGCCGTAGAGGTCAATAATGGATTTCTCAAAACTTACAGATAAAGAGTTAGAGGCAATCTCCTCTGGTGATCTATCTTCTTTGTCTGACAAGACGTTGAGAATGCTTGCTGGAGAGACTGAGAAACTCACCGTGTCTGATAAAGAACAGATGCGTAAAGAGTTGTTCACGCCTCCTAAAGACATTGGCATGGTTCCTGGTAACTTGTCAGACCTTCCTCGTCAACTGGGTTTGACTGCTCGCGCTGCGATTACTGGTGCGACTGCACTTCCGGCGATTGGTGCTGATGCTCTTACCGGACTGATTAACCTGATTGCTGGTAAACAAGTCATGCAACCAAGTTCTCAGGCTTTGCAAAGTCTGATGACGCAAGCTGGAGTTCCTGAACCCAAGACTGCACAAGAGCGCGTGGTTCAAGACATTGGTGGTGCAATGTCTGGTGTTGCTGGTCCTGGTCTGTTGGCTGGAAAAATGGGTCCAATGGCTAAAGAGTTCTTCATGGGAAGTCCTCAAGCCCAAGCCGCTGCTGCGATTGGTGGTGCTGCCGCTGGTGGTACTGCAAGAGAATCTGATCTCGGACCCGTTGCACAGACATTAGCCGCGATTACAGGCTCTATCGCCCCAGGTGGTGTTACGGCTACACAAGCACTCGGACGAGGCGCCAAAGAGGCTGTAAGACCCTTCACTGAGGCTGGCAGAGAGGTTATCACTGGTAACGTGCTTCGCTCTCTTGCGCGTGATCCTGAAGCGGCTATTAAAGCGGCTGAGTCTTATCAAGCAAGGGTTCCAGGTTATCAACCTACCACCTCTCAAGCGACCCGTGATCTTGGGTTGATTTCTGCTGAGACTCCGATTCGCTCAATGGCGTCTATGGGTCAGTTTGAAGCTCAAGCGTCTGCTGCGAACCAGGCTCGATTGAAAATCCTTGACCAGATGGCAAAGGACAAAACTGCTCTGGAAGGCGCGATTAAGAAGCGTGACGAGGTTACTGCTCCGTTGCGTGAACAAGCGTTTGCCAATCCTGTTGACGAAACTGCATTTAACACTGCGGTTTATGAGAATGTCCTCGGAAAGATTGACGCGATCTCTGCCTCTGATGTTGGGGCAAGAAAGACCGTTCAAAAGGCGATGGACTTTGCTCGTCAGACCGTGGAAGGTGGGTTGGGTTCACCGACTCGTCTGTATGAGGCTCGAAAGGATTTGAGGGACGCTGCACAGGGTCTTTTGGATAAAGAAGGGTCAGCATACAGTCTTGCCAAAAAACAGCTTGAAGAAGTGATTAGGGCTGTTGATGACGCGATTGAATCTGGTGCGCCTGGATACAAAGACTATCTTCAGAAATACGCCACTTCTAGCCGTGGAATTGAGCGTTTGGAAGCCGCACAAGAGTTCAGGGGCAAGGTTCTCTCAACGACTCCCGATCCTTCTAGCGTTGGGGATTTCTTGATCTCTCAGCCTGCGTTTACTCGCGCAATTCGTGCTGCTGAAAAAGACACCGACCTGTCCAAAACTCAGCTCGCCGTGTTGAAGCGAGTGGCTGAAGACTTGGACTCTGGTGTGTTGAATCGTGCTGGTAAGGTTCCTGGCTCGGATACTTTCAAGAATCTGAGTACAGCGAATATCATTGGTGGGGTGATTGGTAAACAGATGTTTGGCGAAGTCCCTGCCGCTGTGAACAAGACTGTTGCGCCTCTTAATTGGTTGTATAACGGCACAGACGATCAGATTCGAGAGTTGCTTGTGAGTGCAATGCTTGATCCTAAGTTGGCTGCTGATTTGATGAAAAAGGCAAACGTGATGACTGTTGAGCCTTTGAGTCAAGCATTGAAAAAGAAAGCAATCGCCGCTGGTTATGGCGCATCCTTTGGTTTAACGGAGTAAGACAATAAACAAGCCTAGTTAAATTTTGCGAAATCACCGTGAAGTTTTAATGCGGCTTGTTTGTAAACATCATGTGCTTCTTCGGGAGTTTTAAAGCATCCAAGGTGAATTGATTGGTAGTTAACCGTAATTTTTGCAATGTATCTATTTGCAGACTTATAGAAAGAAACTCCCTTGAAGCCGCTGGTGTTTGTTGATCTTAACTTTGTGTTTCTGTTGTTTTGTGCATTGTTCGCTTCTCTCAAATTTGAAAGCAAATTGTTAGACCTGTCGCCATCAATATGATCTATCTGCTCAGGCCATCTACCGTGAATCATCATGAAAATGACTCGATGAGCGTAGTAGCCTTTGCTGTGAATCTTTACCTCTTGATAGCCATTGCTTTTTTTAGGTTTGTTTGCTTGCTTGCCTTTAACTTTATTGTTGCCGCGATCAACTTTCCAAAACAAGTTTCCATCTTTGTATTCAAAGATTTCATTCAAAAATTCTTGTGTGATTTCCATGATTGCACCAAAGAAAAAACCCTTGAACATTTGCAGTACCAGTGCAAACATTCAAGGGTCAGCCCATGGCTTAGAACTGTTAAGGTCTGGTACACCCAAGGTCTAAGCCTTTTTTCATTTTTACACAAACAGATTGCCCCGTCAATACGTAAGACGTAAAATAAGGGAAACCCTTTTAGGAGTTGGAAATGGCCAAGACAAAAATCTCAGAATTTAGCACGACAGCTAATAACAATTCTGATATTAACAGCATCAACATAAGTGAGGGCTGTGCCCCCAGTGGTATCAACGATGCCATTCGTGAGTTAATGCGCCAGCTCAAAGAGTTCCAAACCGGAGGTGCTGGCGACTCTGTGAACTCTGGTGGTGACTTCTCTGTTGCTACTAATAAATTCACGGTGGCGTCTGCTTCTGGAAATACCGCTGTCGCTGGTACTTTGGGAGTGACTGGTGCAACGACATTGTCTGCCGCATTGACCTACGGTGGAGTGACCTTGTCAAATGCTGTTACTGGCACTGGCAACATGGTCCTATCCTCAAGCCCTACGCTTGTGACGCCTGCTCTTGGAACTCCGTCTAGTGCAACATTGACTAACGCGACAGGACTGCCTATTTCCACTGGCGTGTCTGGTTTGGGTACTGGTATCGCTACGGCTCTGGCAGTCAATACTGGATCGGCTGGCGCTCCTGTTCTATTCAACGGAGCATTGGGTACGCCTTCAAGCGGTACTGTTACTAACCTGACTGGTACTGCATCTATCAACATTAACGGAACTGTTGGTGCTACCACGGCATCGACTGGCGCGTTTACGACCCTTTCAGCATCTTCTGACGTCACGCTCTCCGGCGGTACGGCTAATGGAGTGTTGTACCTTAACGGCTCTAAAGTTGCTACAAGTGGTTCTGCTCTTACGTTTGATGGAAATATTCTGACCAACAGCACTGGCGCAATACGCGCAAGTGGCGCAACAGTACCAAGTTCTGGTGCTGGTTTGGAATTGCTTTATGGTGCAAGTGGTACTGGAATCAGTACCCTTCTAAGTTACGACAGAGCAACTTCTGCTTACAAACCGTTGTGGATTGATGGTTCTTATCAAGCCTATTTTATTAGTGGCTCTGAAGGTATGCGCCTCACCAGCACAGGGCTAGGTATTGGTACTAGTTCTCTTGATTCGGCGTTTAGATTTGGAGTTTATGGGACAAATTCTTCGGCTGTATTTCAAAACTCTGCAACTGGCGTAACATCTTCTGACGGTTTTGCTGTTGGAAATTTTGGAACAACCACTGCATACGTTTATAACTACGAAGCTACACCTTTAGTTTTTGGCACAAGCGGTGCTGAAAAGATGCGCCTCGACTCCTCCGGCAACCTAGGATTAGGAGTTACTCCTAGTGCTTGGGGCGCTTTAGGATATACAAAGCCAATCCAGCTTGGAAACACAGGCGCATTTATTGCTGGATTTACTTCTTCTTATACAGCGCAACCAAGGATAGTAGTAGGAGCAAACAGCTATTTTGACGATAGCGCAGATGCTTGGAAATACATTCAAACAAACGTTGCTACTCAGTACCGTCAATATAACGGACAACACCAATGGCACTATGCAGCCTCCGGCACAGCAGGTAACGCTATCACGTTCACCCAAGCAATGACACTGGACTCCTCTGGTAACTTGTTAGTGGGTTCAACATCTCTTATTTCAAATTCAAGAATCTGGTCGCAAGGTAATTTTACTGCAATTAATGGTCTTGGAATGAATTCCACGGCAGCAAGCGGAACAGCTACGTTTGCGTATTTTCTATATAACGGATCTGGTGTTGGAACAATTACTTCTACAGGTTCTGCAACGTCTTACAACACTTCTTCTGATTACCGACTTAAAGACAATCCTCAGCCTTTGACGGGTAGCGGTGCATTCATTGACGCACTCAAGCCTAAGACTTGGAACTGGAAAGCAGACGGTTCTGTTGGCGTTGGTTTCATTGCTCACGAAGTGCAGGAAGTTTCTCCTGGCTCCGTGGTTGGTGAAAAAGATGGTGAACAAATGCAAGCAATGGAATACGGCTCTGCTGAGTTCATCGCTAACATCATTGCTGAACTGCAATCCCTCCGTGCCCGTGTGGCAGCTCTTGAATCTTAAAAGGAAAAACCATGACTATCTCTTGGAAAATCTCTCAACTTGATCGTCAAACCTCTAATGGGTTTGTAACCACTGCTCACTGGCAATGCGTTGGTATAGACGGTGACGTTTCTGACTCGGTGTATGCCACCTGCTCTTGGACTGGTGAGCCTACCGTGGCTTATGCAGATCTCACCGAGGCTCAAGTGCTGGCATGGATTTGGGAGACTGTTGACAAAGACGCCACTGAGGCTACTGTGCAAGCCAAGATTGATGCTCAGAAGAATCCTGTCACTGCTCAAGGTGTGCCATGGTAAGTAACGTGGAAGCTCGACTTGATACACATGAGGCTGTTTGCGCGCATCGGTACGAACAGATCAACGCTCGCCTGAAACGTCTTGAGGGCATCATGATTAAGGTCGCTGGCGTGATGCTTTGCGGCATGGCTGGCGTTATCTGGGCGTCTATCTCTAGGGTGTAACCATTGATCCATTGACTTTGTTAGCGTTGGCAAACGGAGCCGTCCAAGCGGTTAAAAAAGGATGCCAACTCTACAAAGACATAAAGAGCGCGGCAGGAGATGTTTCTGCTGTTCTCAAGGACATTGATAAACAATTCGCCGGAAAGAAAGTCTCTAAAGAGCAAGCTGTAAAAATCGCAGAGAAGAAGGCAGAGTTCAAGGAAGCGGCTACAACCGATCCAAATGATGTGATCTCTCGGATTGGAAATCAGTTAGGTGACTTTTTTGATGCCTTTGACAAGATTGAGCAACTGTTTTACGAAGAAGAAAAACAAGCTCATCAGGTCTATGAAGGAGAGGATTCTGTCAGTAAGAGAGCACTTCAAAGAGTTTTGATTCGTTCTCGATTACAAATGATGGAGACTGAAATGCGCGAGATCATGATTTATCAATCTCCACCTGAGTTGAAAGACTTGTGGTCAAGGTTTGAGGTGATGAGAGCGCAGATCGGTCAGGAACAAAAAAGAGCCTGGGAGAAACTAAGGATAGAAAGACAGCAAGAGGCTGCCGAACAAAAGAAAGAACGCGAGTTTTACTGGGGAATCGGAGCATGGCTGGTGTCCGTGACGGTAATATGGCTGTATCTAATCCTCCTCCTGTGGGCAATCGCTCGACACAGAGAAAACTCGTTCTCTCTATGGTGGGTAACGTGATTCTCATGCTTATCCTGGTTTTCTGTTTAACCTTTGGAGGGTTTCTTTTCATGGACTACAAAACAGAAGAAGCCAGGGCAAAGAAGATGGACAGACGAGTTGTTGAGTTGAGAAAACAGTTTGAGCAAGGTTGCGAAAAATGAGAATCCTTATATTGTGTCTATTGCTAACAGGATGCCTTCAGGAATCTTTTAGGTATCCTTGCCAAGACCCAAAGAACTGGGAATCTCCTCGATGCCAACGTCCTCAGTGCGCGATCACTCAGGAATGTCCTGACCAACTTATCAAACCTGAAGACATGAAAGGTGATGTGCGATGAATCCTGACAAGATAGATTCTGTAATCAAGTTGCTGATTACGATCACTTTCTGTTTGACAATAACCTGTATGGTCTTTTTGTCTATGTACAGCTTGGTCTTTGTGCCGCAACCGATGAACGCTATTGCACCGGCTGACAAACAGTTTTTCTTTTTGCTGTCTGACATGAGCAAATACATCTTGGGTTCGCTTGGCACATTGCTGGCTATCAAGGGTAAAGACGCTTTGATGGATGCGATCAAGAAAGACCCAGAACCGCCCAAAGATGAGGAGAAAAAATAATGTTGCCAGTCATTGCATCAATCGTTTCTGGTCTGATTTCTAACGGACTTCCAAAAGTTGCCGATGCCGTTATGGAAAAGGGCGTGGACTATGTCCAGCAAAAAATGGGCATTGAGTTAAAGCCTGAGCATGAAGCAACAAAAGATGACTATGCCAAATTGCAAGCTGAAGCAATGAAGCATGAGGAATTCATGGCTGAACTTGACGAGAAGTCAAGACAGAGAGCCACGGATATGCAACTGAAAGCGATGGAGTCTGATGATCCTTTGGTTCGTAGGTTTATTTATTTCTTTATTGGGTTTTGGTCTATTTTTGCTGCCGCATTTATCCCTTCACTTATTTGGGTTCCCATTGGTGAAAGCAACATGCGATTTGCCGACACTGTGCTCGGTTATGTGATGGGAACAATGGTTACTTCTATGTTTGCTTTCTTGTTGGGTTCTTCTCAAGGCAGTAGAAACAAGGATAAGAAATGACGCCAGAGATTAAACATCTTGTCGCAGCAAGGGTAGCTGAACCTCAAAAGTGGATAGAGGCTATCCTTGAGGTTTGCGAGCATTACGAAATCAACACTGATAAACGGATTGCCGCATTCATTGCACAGACAGCGCATGAATCTGGTGGGTATAAAACACTCATTGAGAATCTTAACTATTCTGCTGACACGATGGCTGCTGTATGGCCCAATCGCTTTGCTGAAAAAGGACCAGACGGAAAATATATCAAAGAGAACGGCAAGAACAAACCAAACAAGTTTGCCTTGGCTCTCCATCGCAAGCCTGAGTCAATCGCTAATGTCGTTTACTCGAATCGTATGGGAAACGGAACGATTGAATCTGGTGAGGGGTGGCTGTACAGGGGCAGAGGTCTGAAGCAATTAACCGGAAAAGACAATATGACTCGATGCGGCAAGGCATTGAGGATTGATCTTGTCAACAATCCAGACCTTTTGCTTGAGCCTAGATTTGCTGCTCTCAGTGCAGGTTGGTTCTATTCAACAAACAATCTGTCATCTTTCGCTGATGCTGGAGACATCAAAGGTATGACGCTCAAAATTAATGGCGGTGTAATAGGGTTGTCAGATCGTCAGAAAAGATATGATGACATCATGGAATCAATGAAATAGACTTTTCATAATTTTTTCTAGCTTGTATTGCCATTTCTTTGTCTTTGAAAGTTCCAAGATAAATTCTTTTATTGTCTATGTGTATTTGAGATACCCAATGCTTTCTTTTTTGTGAAAACATTACCCCTGTTGTCCCACTTGTATTGTGTGATCTTAATGTATTATTATGTTGATTTATAGAATTGCTTACATCTCTTAAATTTACTATCCTATTATCTTTTTTATTTCTATTTATGTGATCTATCTGATACTTTGGAAAACATCCATAAACATAAAGCCAAGCCAATCTATGTGCAAGATAGTTTTTCCCATCAACATACATTTGTATGTATCCTTTATTTTGTGATGCTCCTGATATTGATCCAGCTTTGTGACCTGCAATAGAAGTCTTTCTTGTGAAAATTCCAGTTTCAGAATCGTAATTTAACAACTCTTTAAGTCTTTCTTGAGTCAACATATTTGCTCCCCAGCAAAAAAGCCCACAGGGACAGTCTCGGCGTTAGCCGTGGGGAGACACTGCTAGTACAGTGCAGACTGCCCTTGTGGGCTTACTAGAATATTGCTCCCCAGCAATAAATCAAGTGTAGCAAATTTTTTCTCAAGCGTAAACGTCAATCCTGGAACCAAGGCTTTTCCAGTACTTGTATTCTTCAGTCTGGTTGCTCTTATCCAGTATCTCAGTAACCTTATTTTCTAAGATTTGCTGATACTCCATGCGTTTCTCTTTCATTTCGACTTGAGTAGGCATTGGCATTGATACTGGATAAGTGATTTTCACATCAGTCCTGCGAACGGGTTAGATAGATTGACCCAGGCTTTCCCTTGTCTGATTCTACACACCACGGACTTGTTAACTCCATATTTCTCAGCGATGATTCTTGACGGACCTTCTGAGCAACGGATTTCGTCAGCCATTTCCTGCGTTAATTTGGCGTTTGTGGCTCTCTTATAGATTTGAATTTTTAAACGCCTTGTAGGGCTTTTTAAAGCCTTCCTGTTGCCTTTTTTCATGTGCTGTTTGGCATCGTTGTATGTCGTGTGATCTGGATTCACACAAAGCCCATTCCCACATTTGGCGACATAGTAACCTTCCCTTAACTTTCCTCCAAGAAGCTCAGTAAACAGCCTGCGAACAGCGATCATCTTTCCTGCGTGAAACACTGATGGAGTGCCGTTTGCACAATACCCAGTCCACTCCCAACAGTCTCCGTCCTCAATGGTCCTCTCTTTTAGAGTTGTAATCGTGTGAGTCTTTTGTTGTTTCATGCTAAGCTAATATGTAAAGAATGACGGACAGGGCAATGATTAGCCCTATCACTAAAATGCCGATGATGAGTGCCAAGTTAATCTTGTAAGTCCTGAATCATTTTTTGATGATGATCTGGGACTAACCTTTTAACCTTTAGGTAAAGATTGTGGTCAGAATCGAAAGTTATATCGTCCTGACCATCGAAGATGTTTATGTCGTAATCATCAGCTAATCCAACATCTGGATCGCCTGGCTCAAACGTATAGAAAACTTCAACAGGACCGTCATCGGTTTCGTACTCAAAACTTCCGGTCGAATACTTTAATGCGTCAATGCGTTTCATACTGTCCACTCCCTTTCATTACGATTTTTGGAAGATTTGACAATGTTTCCTGTGAGTTTGACAAGACCCATCTTCTGAAGCTCTGGAAGGCGTCTAGAAACCGCAGAACTCTCCAGACCAAGGCGAGAGGCAATCCCGTCCTTCCCCATTGGTCCATGAGTTGATAGGCAATCCACAATCATTGCGAAATGCTTTTCTGGTTGGAATTGTTCAGCAGCCTCAAAAGAGGTGATCGGATCGGTGGAACGTGCTCGTTTAAAAAGATCAAAAAGTTTCATTGCTACTCCTAAAAGTTTGAGGTACTCGCTACACCTTTCGCTTTCCCTCAGTTAAGTTTACTCTGTTTTTTGCTCTTGTTCTGCTTTTTGTTGCCCAATTTTTTGAAGCAACACAAAAGCTCCAGACTTCGTGGGAAGCTCTCCCAAGACGTTCATTAAAAACACGATTTCGTTTTCTTCAAGTTCAAGTTTCATTTTCACTCCTTAAAATGGCACGTCCGATGTGTCATCATCCTCAAGCTGTGGCAAACCTTCATACTTTATAGGTTTGTCTTTACTCTCTGGACGCTTCAGGATTGTCATCTCGTTACAGATGATTGTGGTAGCGTTGACTTCCACTCCACTTTTGTTGACGTATTTCTCGTATTTTATTGTTCCCTCCACATAGATCAAAGAGCCTTTCTTAACGTACTCTCCAACAATCTCAGCGAGTTTGTCAAAGAACGTGAGTCGATGCCATTCGGTGGTTTCAATCATCTCGCCAGACTTGTCTTTACGGCGTGATGAGGTTGCCAGTGTTGCGTTGGCTACTGGCTTACCTGCCGCGCTGAATCGCACTTCAGGGTCTTTTCCTACGTTACCAACTAGATGAACTTTACAGACGCTTGCCATTTTTTTCCTTAATTTCGTTCAGTTTTTGAATCATACTTTCCAAGTCTTTTAAGAATGTCCTAACCTCATCCTCCATCTTTTGAATAAGCTCATCATTTCTTTCTAACCTCTTGACGAACAGTTGTAGTCCTTCTGGAGCGCGATCATCGAAGCAAACGTAATCACACCACTGGCGTCCGGTACAAGCCATTTGCCACATCATCTGAGCCTGATGGTCTGGGTCTATCTTGTCGTTCAGAATCGAATCCAGGTGATTGTGAATCTCTTTACACTTGATCTCAATGAGTCCGTGTTCTCCCACGAAACCATCAGGTGAGCATCCCGCCATCGGAATAGTCGGATGCTCGACCCAAGCGACTTGTTCGACTGAGGTGAGGTTTTCTGCTTCGTAGACTGCTCTGGCGACTGGTTCAATTTCTGTACCTCTTTGCATTGCGGCTGTGGTGAAAAACTCTGTGGGTTGTCCAGTCATTCGTTCGCAAAGAAGTTGAGCCATGTACTTAGCCCGACTTGCTGATGCGCCTGATTTTGTTTTAGCCAACAGGTCTGCCATGCGAGAAGCTGAGACTTTGCCCAGACGCAATTCTTTCCATGCTTCCGAACCTTGTGAAATTTCATGCAAATTCTCCATAAAGCTCCTTCCTTTTGATTTGATAAATACTTTGTGCTTGTTCTACTGTTTTAAAAATTCCAAGATGCAATAGTTTTCCTTTAAAAGAAATTCTTGCTTGATATTTTCCATATTTTGTATTTCTAACTCCCATTGGCAAATTTGTTTTTCTTTTTCTTTTTTTATGATTCCATGCGTTTTCAATTACAGTCGCTTCTCTAAGATTTTCAATTCTGTCATCTAGAGAATCTCCATTTATATGGTCAACGCATGGGCTTGGAAATTTTCCATAAACATAAAGAAACATCAATCGACCACGCTTATATCTTTTATTGTTTATTTTTATATTCCAATAATTTTTTCCATTTGCAGGTGATGCACAACCAGCCTCCATTCCATTGATCTGGTTGTGATATTTTGATACGTTTTTCCAAAAGAATTTTCCTTCGTTTGGATACACATCAAACAGGTTGATAAGATCATTTTTTGTAATCATGATCTTATCGTATCACACAAATAGCCCTTGTTCAATCATTTGCAAGTGCTCCTACCAAAACCTTCTCTTGTTCTGCTGTCAGCGCAAAGGTGTCTCTCAACTTGTCTGTGGTGTACGCGCCTTCTTTGATCTTCTGGATTGCTTGAGTTAGGCGACTGTTTTCGATTGAAGGTTTCTTTCTGGCGACTTCATGCGTATGTGCGTCTGCATCGTTATCACCTTCTGTGGGGATTGCAAACGTCTGAAACGCCATGTATTTATAGGCTGCTGACATGGCTTTGTTGGTTGCCTTGTCTCCGCTATCCATCGCTTCGCCAAACGTCCTAGCGGTGTGTTTAGAGCCATCCTCTGCGGATACCAGATCAAACTCTGCCTCTACTGTGACATAGAACAAAGCTCCACCGGATTTCGAGGTACGTTCTTCACAAGTCCTGCCCAACATTCTTGGAACGATCACTAGACCATTCTGAGCCATGATTGATGACAGGACGTTGTAGACAGCGTCAATGCCTCGGAACTTGTATCCAGCGCCTTGTGTGTTTGTTGAGGATTTTGCGATGCCAATTTTGCAGAGTTCTGCTTGGACTGCATTGATTGCTTGATAGACTTTCATTACTACTCCTTAGGTTAAATTATCAATCTGTTTCTTCAATGCTGTTACTTCAGCTTTGTGATCTTCAGATTGATATTGCATGATATTACAAATTTCACGGATTTTTGACTCCAACATTCCTACGCGATAGGCAAGACGATCTACCGCCTCACCATCTCGAAAATGAATGTCTGAAATTTGTTTGATTGAGTTAATAAGATATTCTGGATTCATTTTGTTCTCCACATATTTAGCCAAAGCCATTTGTTACCCAAGAGACGCACAGAACGAACCCAAGCGCGTTGATTGTGTCTGTTCTGCTCCTTGGGTATGTAGTCAACATTAAAGAGCCTACGGACTGTTTTAAGGGCTTGTGTGTTCATTAGCCCCTCCATGCCAACATCACGCCAATGGCGATCATGGTCAAGATGGTTACGATTGCTGAGATTGTTTCTTTCATTTGCTACTCCTTGTTAACCTGTTAAGGTGAGAGAATCTTAACGCACAACTTAACAGATTGTCTAGGGGTTTATACTAATCCTTAGCAAATTGTTAAGGTTACAATGTTAAGGCTGGTCAGAAACAGGGTTAGCGCCTGGTGGATCAATGTATCGAGTGCAACGCCCACAACTCTGCTTTATGAGGCTGACCAGCATTTAAGGAAAACCATGAATTTACAAAAAGCCATTGAAATCGCTGGATCAAAGAGTAAACTTGCGACCCTTCTCGGAGTGTCTCGCGCTGCTGTTACTCAGTGGGACGAACTTCCTGAGAAGCGTATTAACCAGCTCAAAGGTATCAACGAATGGCAAACGCATTTCAGTGGCGAACAGGACAAAGCTCAATCGCAGTCGATCTCCAGCGTCAGCGAGACAAGTCCACAATGACGAGTGTTCGCAAGGACGATCCGAACAAAGAAGAAACAGTCACCAAGTTCAGAAAGTCAATCGTAATTCTCCCCAGTGTTCACCGTTTACCAAGCAAGGCAAAGATATGAAAAAACTCATCGCGGTTTACTTAGCAGTCCTGGCGTCAACAGCATGGGCTTGCACCACTCACACGGTTGTCTCCGGTGGTCGGATCGTCACTTGCACGACCTGCTGTTTTGCCGTAGGAAATTGCACAACAACTTGTTTTTGATATAGAATGTTTTGAAACACGGCTAGGTCTGAAGTCATGAGCAGACCGAAAAGGGTTACACCTTCCCCTGCCGATTGTTTCTTCTAAAGGTGGTAAAAAAGGTGAAAGTCAATGCACTACTACAAGAGAAATCTTGGTGACTATGCCAAGAAAGCAGGCCGTCTGACAATGCTCCAGCACGGAGCGTACACGCTTCTTATAGATTCGTGTTATGACAGAGAAGTATTCCCAACACTAGAACAAGCACTTGAATGGACTTGGGCCTCAACTGAGGCTGAAGTTGATGCTGTCAAATTTGTTCTCAATAGATTCTTTGTGTTAGATAAAGATGGCTGTTATGTGCAAGATAGGATTCTTGAAGAACTTTTGCACTATCACAAAAATGCAGACACAAACAAACGAATCGCTGAAGAAAGAGAAGCGAAGCGTAGAGAAAAACGCACGAACCGTGCACAAGACGTAAACGAAGCTCCACCTAACCATAAACCACTAACCACTAACCAAGAACCACTAACCAAGAACCATATTAAGAAAGCAACTGTCGTTGCAACGCCTGACGGCGTTTCTGAAATAGTTTGGAAAGAGTTTGTTAACCACAGGAAATCTAAGAAAGCACAGATCACTCAAACCGTGATTAACGAAATTGCCAAACAAGCAAACATGGCAGGATGGACACTTGAGGACGCATTGAAGGAAACGATTGTCAGAAACTGGCAATCATTCAAAGCTGATTGGGTTGCATCCAAAACAACATTTGCCCAACAAGCTGCCGACATAGCAAGAACAACAGTCCCTGGAAAACAAGAGCGTGATCCTGCCTTGGTTAAGTTAGATCAAGATAAGTTGATAACGAAACCGCCATCGCTTGAGACTTTGCAGAAGATAGCTATGCTGAGGACAAAATGACCAAGACTGAAGCCCATAATCTTTTAGACATGGTGAAAAATGGAATCCTCATCGAAGCCCACCGGATCAGAAAAGCCCTCATCCTCACCGGAGACATTCCCAACGTACTTGGAAGACCTAGAAAACAGGTTGGTGGAGCACTACGCTCAGATGGCAATCAATCACATCGAGCACTCTCGGTACATGGTGAAGATTTTTCAGAAAGACTTTCCTGACTTGGGAAAGAAAGTAGCGGAGAGATTAGATGAGATACGCAGCAAGGGTTGATGCAAATCAGGATCAGATCGTGTCAGCACTCAGAGCCGCTGGCGCTTATGTCTGGATCATTGGTCTACCTGTTGACCTTTTGGTAGGGTACAAAGGACACACATTCTTGGTTGAAGTAAAGAATGGCTCTAAAAAGCGTTTAACGAAGCTACAAGCCGATTTCTTTGAGAATTGGTCTGGAGGTACATTGGTGAGAATTGATGGCGCAGAAGCCGCATTACGAATGATCGGAGTATTAAATGGCAGTTTACAAACTTCATAACTACCCACAGGCTCACCAGATGATCCTGGACTTGATGCCAAGAATAAAAGCTAGATTGCAGTCTGGAAATGTGTTAACCTTAACAATCACAGAGGACAACAGAAGCCTTGACCAGAACGCAATGTTTCACGCTCTCATTGGGCAGATCGCTAAACAAGCGCAGCACATGGGGGCACATTGGGACACGGAAACCTGGAAACGATTGCTCTGCCATGAGTGGGCAAAAGAGACAGGAAGGCAAGCTGGAAAACTGGTAGCAAGTCTTGACGGAAAAGACATTGTTCAGTTGGGCATCCAGACAAGGAAGTTTAGTAAGCAAGAAGCAAGCGAATTCACAGAGTGGGTTTTAGCTTGGGGATCACAAAACGGAATCACTTTTAAGGAGTAGTAAATGAGCATAGAAGCAATGAAACAGGCGCTGGATTGTTTGCAGGCGGCTTACAACCTCCAGCAAATTGACGACCTGATCCCAGCACACGCGCCAGTGAAACAAGCTGTCGCAGATCTGCGGCAAGCCATAGAGCAGGCTGAGAAGCAAGTATGCGTGGGTTGCGAAGGAAATCCACAAGGCGAAAACATCCCTTGTGCTGTTTGTGGAGCCACCCTACAACCAAATGTAACCGCCAACGACACGAAGCAAGAATGTGTCGCAAAACCGCAAGAAAAACGACATGAATGGGCGTGGATGCCAGCCCCGATCAAAACCCAATGGGGACACGATATGGTTGTGGCTGACCTTGCCATCGACAAAGACCACACTGTGTCCGTTTACTGCGAGAGAGATCAAACCGCAAGGGTTGAAGCAATGTTCAATCGAGGTTGCTAATGAGACACGGCATCGACTACAAGAAAGTTCACTACAAGGTTGGCGATAAGGTTCCGGTCTACCCGTTCTCTTGGCTTGGCGAGCCTTTTGTGGGTGTTGTTGAGAAGGTCAAGATGAATAAATTTGGCAGGGTGAGCTACGTCATCGGCAACAGAGAGGTTTTTGCTGAGGAGTTGTTGCCTGCGGTCGGTCAACCAAAGTTAAAAATGAGAATCTCCAATGAGTGCTCACAAAATCTTATCCAACAAGGCTGAAAGACGCCTGCAATGGTGGAAGCCAGAGGACGGTGCTTGGATTGATATTGTGTCGCTAATTAACGCTTTTCCTGACATTTCAAGAAATATCTGGTTGGCATCTTTGATTGGGTCTAAGGTCGGTTGGGAGCAAAGCCAAGTTAAGAGATTGCCTCTTGAGGGTAGAAAATACCGAACCCGCACAGTGGTTTTGGTAAGAAGTCTCAGGGATTGGTTGCATCACTACAACCCAGGCAAAGAGGCAACCGTTAACAAACTGGTGGATGATCTTTTGACAGACTCAATGAGTTACCAGACCTACCTTAAAGACCTGAGAACTCAGACCAGACTTAAGAGTGGTGTTAAGCGAGAGAAAAAAGAAAAAGAAAAAACAGAGAAAATCGGAAAGATAACAAGCCGAGAGGTTTTTAACGTATGGGGTTGATGTTTCCAAAAACTGAGTACATAAGAAGTCAAAAGCTACTCAAAGCAGTTGCATCGTTAAGGTGTATGCACTGCGGAACCAGTGAAGGCGTCCAGGCAAGTCACTCAAACTGGGCAGAACATGGAAAAGGACGCTCCCTGAAGGCAAGCGACATTTACACTGCTGCACTCTGCCTGAGGTGTCACTTTGAAATAGACCAAGGCAGAGACTTAACAAAAGACCAAAGGAAAGAAATGTGGGTTAACGCACATAAAAAGACCGTGGAGACTCTTGTTTTAAATCGGGAATGGCCCACTAGTATTCCCGTACCAAAGGTGTAAAATCGACATGACTGGGACGCCCGAGTTCTCCTCTCACGCAGTTGCCTTCCCCAGTTGGGGGATGCGTCCCCCTTCTTTTTGAAAGGTTTATATGAGCGGACTTTTAGCGCCAGCAGAAGAAATTGTGATTGAAATCCAAGAGGCTGAGAAACCAGTCATCGAGGGATTGACCAAAGAATCCAACGAGAAAATCCGTGACACTCTGATGGAAACTCAGATGCTCGGTCCGGAGAACACTCAGGAAGCAAACACAGAATATTGGCGTGGTTTGGCAAATGTCTGGCGTATCTCTCCAGATCAAGCAAAACGCCGTTTGTGCGCGAACTGTGAATATTTTGATGACGCTCCTGAGACTTTGGAAGCAATGGAAGTTGTCCCGCAAGACGAGTTTGATAAGGACGGTGGTGGTCGGGGTTACTGTAATAAGTATACTTTCGTTTGCCACTCCCTCCGAGTCTGTCGCCAATGGGAAAAGGCTCCCGTAATGAAAGAGGATGAAAATGAAGCTGAGTAAACCTCAAAAAGAAAAAATGGAAAAAATCGTTAAAGGCATGAAAAAATCCATGCCTGAAATGAAAAAATCATACGGAAAAGACGCTAAATCAGTAATGTACGCAACGGCAACGAAGTTAGCAAAGAAAAAGTGATTCCAAAAAAACTGCACTTTGTTTGGATCGGAGACGAGTCCAAACGCCCTGATAAATGTATCGGGACATGGAGAGAATTGAACCCAGACTATGAGATAAAAATCTGGGGCAATGAAGAACTAAAACAACCTTGGTTCAATGCCAAGCATATGCAGTCGATGTTAGCCCATGAACTCTGTGGGGTCGCTGACATGATGAGATATGAAATCCTCTACAACGAGGGTGGGATTACGTTAGACGCTGATTCTGTCTGTCTCAGTCCCTTAGAAGATTGGTTGCTCAAACCCGCAGCATTTGCCCATTGGGAACAGGAAATCATGCGTCCTGGGTTGATTAACGTATCTGTAATGGGATCGGAAAAAGGAAACCCGTTCTTTGGAGAGTGTATTAACCGACTCCAAAAGAAAGCATCGGTGATTGACAAGCGAGCCTGGGAGACAACCGGACCTGCTCACATCACGGAGGTTTTCAGGGAAACGGGTTACGACTTAACTGTTTATCCGACACATTACTTTACAAAACATCACTTCTCAGGAAAGATTTACAAAGGCAATGGACACTGTTTCGCAACTCAATTCTGGGGATCAACTCGTGGATATGACGGAATTGATTGAACTCAGAGATGGGTGGTGGTGGCCGAAACACGACAAAGAGGCTTGGAAGTGGATTCCCAGGGAGATTCAAGCCCTTCCAGAACTGCTTAAATGGGTTCCAGAGCGCGGAACAATCATCCAGGCAGGTGCTAACTGTGGGGTCTGGATTAAAGCGTACTCAAGCCTTTTTAACAAGGTTTATACGTTCGAGCCAAACGACCTGAATTGGGAATGTTTACTGAGAAACGTAAACGAGCCAAACGTCAACATGACGAAAGCCGGACTGAGCGACAGGATGGGTTACTGTAAGTCTGTGGACGGAGAAGCTGAGAACTGGGGCGCGATGCAGATCGAGGAATCTGATTCCGGTATCCCGATGGTGACGATTGACTCGCTTAACATTGACTGCGACCTCATCCAATTAGACGTTGAAGGATTTGAGGAAAACGCTTTGAAAGGTGCTTTTCAGACGATCCAAAGGTGTAAACCTGTCATCATCATCGAGCAAAAGCGACTCGGAAAAAACGGCATGACAGACGCTGAAATTGCTATAATGATCCAAGACTGGGGTTATTATTTCGCTGAAAGAGTGATCTCAGATAATGTCTTTATCCCGAGGTGAGCATGATAAAACGAGGCTCAGAGGAGTTTTCAGGTTATAACAAACCTAAGAGGACTCCGAATCACCCAACGAAAAGCCATGCTGTTTTAGCCAAGTCTAATGACCAAGTTAAGTTAATCAGATTTGGTCAGCAGGGAGTTAAGGGTTCTCCAGAGCGTAAAGGCGAGTCTGAAGCAGATCGTAAACGTAGGGAAAGTTTCAAGGCTCGCCATGCTGAAAACATCGCCAAAGGCAAAATGAGTGCGGCATGGTGGTCGGCGCGCGAGAAGTGGTGACGAAAGTAAAATGGTAAAATAAATTAACTTAACCACGCCAACGAGCCGTAAGGAATTGGTAAGAAATGAATAAAGTAGAGAGCGGAAATTCTGCTAACCTGACCAACCGAGGCAGAGGAAGACCCAAGGGAGTGCCTAATCGGTCCACCATTGAGTTTCGAGAGACTATTAGTGCTCTGCTATCGGATAACTCTGAAAACGTCCAGAAGTGGCTTACAGACGTTGCAAACGGAAACGAAGATCGCAAGCCTGATCCTTACAGGGCTTTGGACTTACTGGCTAAACTTGCAGAGTATGCAGCTCCTAAACTGTCACGGACTGAGATGACCGGACCAGAGGGTGGAGCGATACAGATCAGCGGCATTTCAATCAATCTGAAACGTCCGAATGAATCTTGAACTAGACTTCCCTGAGAAGCTAGATTTCTTATTTGAGCCTCACCGATTCAAAATCCTTTACGGAGGAAGGGGATCGGGTAAGTCTTGGTCTGCTGCCAGGGCACTTATTGCCATTTCGCTTCAAAAGCCAACTCGTATCCTCTGTGCGCGTGAACTTCAGAATTCGATCTCTGACTCCGTTCTTGCCTTATTAGCTGACCAGATTAAGGCGATGGGGCTTGAGTCATTGTTTGACATTCAGAGAACAGCAATCTACGGAGCGAATGGCTCTGAGTTCTCTTTCGTTGGATTGAAGCACAACGTCACCTCCATAAAATCATATGAGGGTGTAGACATCTGTTGGTGTGAGGAAGCACAAGCGATCTCAAAGGTATCATGGGAGACTCTAATCCCAACCATCCGAAAGCCAGGCAGTGAAATCTGGGCAACATTCAACCCCGACTTGGACACTGATGAGACTTTTAAAAGGTTTGTACTTAATCCTCCTCCTAACGCAGTTGTCAGGAAAGTTAACTGGTCGGACAATCCGTGGTTTCCGCAGGTTCTTAAAGAAGAACTAACCCACCTAAAAGAAAAAGACCCTGATGCCTATCTAAACGTTTGGGAAGGGCACACCAGACAAATGCTGGATGGGGCTGTCTACGCTCAAGAGTTAAGACAAGCCCAAGAGCAGAACAGAATCATTGATCTCATTATTGACAAGACCATTCCGGTTCAAACCTTCTGGGACTTGGGATGGGCTGACATGACGTCTATCTGGTTTGTTCAGGTGATCGCCGGAGGTGAGGTTCGAGTCATTGATTTCTACCAAAACTGCCAAAAGCCGATTGACCACTACGCCCAGGTTCTTCAGGACAAGGGATATATCTACAAAGACTGGTGGCTCCCTCACGATGCCGAGCATAAGAACATGACCGGAAAGAGTGTTAAGGACATTCTGGAGGGAATGGGAAAGCCTATCCGAATCACGCCTAAACTGTCTGTGGCTGACGGGATTAACGCTGCTCGAATGTTGCTTAACAGGGTATTCTTTGACGTTAACCGCTGTGCTGATGGTCTTCAGAACTTGAGACATTATCGGTATGACGTTGATCCTAATACTAAGATGTTCTCGAACAAACCTTTGCACGACCAGCACTCACACGCTGCCGATGCTTTCCGCTACCTTGCGGTTGGACTTGATGAGAGTCCGAAGTGGGGTTCTTCTATTAACAAACCTCCGAAATGGATCGTCTGATGTATTTACTAAAACAAGGGGATATGGTTCCCTCCAAGCGTGTTGACGCACTCGAACAACGCATTGAAATGCTTGAAAATTTAATTAAGGTATTACAATCGGAACAAAAGCCCAAGATGGGCAGGCCACCGAAAGGCACAAATGAGCCAAGAACTGAAAGCGATCATTGAATCCGAGATTGACAATGCACTCGGATATTTAGAAACCGAAACAACGATCCAGCGTGAGGATGCTCTAAGGGCTTACCTCCGTCAGCCTTATGGAAATGAGGTTGAGGGAAAGAGCCAGATCGTTACCGGAGAGGTCGCTGAAGCTGTTGATGGTGCTTTACCCTCTCTTGTTCGCATCTTCACAGGCTCTGATGAGGTCGTAAGGTTTGACCCTCGCGGTCCTCAAGATGAGCAAGCCGCAAAGCAAGCAACGGATTACTGTAACTGGGTTCTTCAACGTGACAACGATGGAACCTTGATTCTTCACGACTGGTTTAAAGACGCACTGCTTCAAAAGGTCGGAGTGGTAAAAGCGTATTGGGACGAGTCTGAAGATATTACGCGAGAGAAGTATCAGAACCTCACAGAAGACGAATTGGCTATGCTGATGGCTGATGAGTCAATGGAGATTGTCGAACAAGACACCCAGACATTCCCTGTTGTTGGACCGGATGGACTTCAACCCATCGGACCGGATGGGATGCCTGCGACCTATTCAATCTACGCTGTTACCGTTCAAAAGAAATCCAAGACAGGCAAGGTTGTTATCGAGAACATTCCCCCCGAGGAGTTCTTGATCTCGAAACGCGCCAGGAACATTCAAGACTCTCCGTTTGTCGCGCATCGCCGACTGATGACTCGCTCTGATTTAGTGGCGATGGGATTCTCCAAGAAGATCGTAGAGAGTCTGCCTGCTTCTGATTCTTTGACATACACACCGGAGCGTCTGGCTCGATTCGACAACGGTGAGATTCCTGATGACATGGCATCCTTGGATACCTGGATGCAGACTGTCGAGGTTTTTGAGTGCTACATCCGCAAGGGAACGAAGCGCGGCATTGCCCAACTCAAACAAGTTTTCTACGCCGGAAGCGAGATTCTGAGCGAAGAAGACAGCGACTATATCCCGTTTCATTCTCTGTGCCCGATTCCGATTCCGCACAAGTTCTTTGGTAACTCACTCGCGGATAGGACTGTTGATCTTCAGCTCATCAAGACAACGATCACCCGTCAGATGCTGGACAATATGTATCTGACCAACAACAACCGAGTGGTTGCAGTGGATGGTCAGGTCAACCTTGATGATCTCTTGACATCTACCGCAGGTGGCGTGATTCGAGTCAAGTCTCCTGGTGCTGTCCAACAGTTGGCAGTCCAGAACATGGCTGCTGGCTCGTTCCCCATGTTGCAATACTTGGATCAAGTCCAACAGAAACGCACCGGAGTGACGGATGCCTCTCAAGGTCTTGACCCTTCAATCCTTCAAAACGTGACTGCCGCTGCGGTTGCCTCGATGCAACAATCTGCCGCAGGTAAGATTGAGATGATCGCTCGAATCTTCGCAGAAACGGGCGTTAAATCGCTTTTCAAGGGAATCCTGCATCTGCTATGTAAGTACCAAGATAAACCCCGTGTGATCCGTTTGCGTGGCAATTATGTGGCGTTTGACCCTCGGGAATGGTCGAATCAGTACGACATTGACGTCAATGTGGGATTGGGCGCAGGAAATCGCCAGGAACAGATGGCAATGCTCTCGATGGTTCTCCAGAAACAAGAGCAGATGCTGGCGCAGTATGGTCTGAACAATCCTCTGGTGAGTTTGGGTCAGTACCGGAACACTCTGGGTCGGATGGTTGAAGCCGCAGGGTTTAAGGATTCTGCTGAGTTCTATAAGCCGATCACGCCTGAAGTTGAGCAACAGATTGCCCAACCGCAACAACCTCAGCCTGATCCGGCTTTGCAAGCGATGATGGCTAAATCTCAAGCTGACATTCAAGTCCAGCAAGCCAAGGCTCAAGCAGACATTCAGTTGGCAAGGGAGAAGGCGGCTGCTGAGTTGCAACTCCAACAACAGAAGTTCATGGCTGAGATGGAGATGAAGCGTCAAGAATTTGAGGCTGAAGCACAACTCAAGGCGATGAAGGTTGGCGCAGGCATTACCTCCAACATTGAAATTCCTGGGTGATTTATGGCTACACTTCAAGAATTATCTGACTTTGAAAAAAGCATCCCTCAAAGCGTTATTGATGCAATTATGGGTGCTCCAGTCGGACGCCCATTGACATATGTTGCTTCAATAAACGGATTAAGTCCATCACTTGTTTATCAATTTAAAACTTCAAAATCTGAAATTGACAAATTCAATGCTTTGGCTCCTGAACAAAAGTCTAAGATAGAAGCTGTTAATAAAATTTTATCGGCTGGAAACAATGGGAATTCAGGTCTTCAAGTTTCAATGTCTGATGTATTGAATAATCCAAATTCAACTCCGCAACAACTTGCAAACAAAAAAGTTATTGATTATTGGAGCAATGAGTCAGAAGCATTTAGCAGGGTAATTAACGCTGCCAACACAAGTCCTGAAAAGCTCAAAGTTATAAACACTGAAAACGGACTAGCTCTTACGACTGGTGAGAATCCTGGGTACGATACTTTGTATCTTAATCCTACTGGTCAACCAAATGTTTATAACTTTACAACTTATAACCAAAAAGCTGGTGGAAACATTCATGGTGTAATTGGAGTAAATGCAGATACTGGTCAGGTTTCTCCAGTAGTTGATGCTGCTAAACAGTTTGCATACACACCAGGATCAAGTGGTAGTTTTTTTGGTGGGCTAATTGGTTCGTTGGGAGATATTTTCAAAGACCTTGGACCTATCGGTGTTGTTCTTGGAAACATTGTGACGCCTGGTCTTGGAACTGCATTAGGTGTTATCACTGCAATTGATGAAGGCGCAGATATTGAAGACATTGCAAAAAACATTGCAATCGGTGAAATAGTTAATCAAGTTGGAGTCGGTACTGAATTAACAGACTCTACCGTTGCCGCTGATTTGGTGGATAACACACTAAAAGGATTGCTTACTGGGCAAGACTTAGATCAAGCATTGACAAACTCTGTTGTCAGTTCTGTTGCTGGTGAGGTTACAAATCAAACTAGAGATGACTTCCAGGCTGACGTTGAAGACGTTTTAGATTCTCCTGCAAGCACTCCTGTTTCTGACTTTTTGTCAGATGTGAATGACGTCCTTGATTTACCAATAATGCCAGAGCCTGTTTCTGGTCAAGACTTGGCGGCAGATGCAATTCCTGGCAATACGATTGATGATATTATCAATGTTTTGCCTCCTCTTACTGAGCCTCAATTACCTCCGGCTCCTCCTGCTCCGACAGAGCCAGGACTCACCAAGGCTCAAGTTGAGACATTGATTAAAACTGCATTGGCTGCGACTGCTGCCGATCAAGTAATCAATCAGCCAGAAACCAAGCCTCCAGGCTTTGACATTGTTCCTGTCCCAACTGACTGGAAGTCTCCGGTTTATGACCAGAGTTTCACTCCAATTGATTTGGACAGCATCTTCCAGAACTTGCAAGGCGCGCAGACACAATGGAAGCCTCGTCCTAGTATCACTGGTGGTGCTTTCATGGGCAGTCCTGTTAACATTAGTGACATTGTTAACCAGATCATGGGGTCAGAATTGACGCCTCAAGCCATGCCAACGAATATCACAAACGCAGTGGGGGGTGTCCTTGGATCGACCACAGCTCGCTAAGAATCTAATAAACGATGATTTCTTCAAAGAGGAAATGGATCGTTTGCGTCAAGCTGAGATTAACAATATCTTGAATTCTCAGCCTGACGAACAAGACAAAAGAGAGATTGCATACGTTAAGATAAATGCAATACAATCAGTATTAACACATTTTGAGTCGATTGCTAACACAAAGTTAATC